CCCAGGATGTCCTCCACCATTTCCCGGGCGCGCTTGTCGATGTCGGCCGGGGCGGTGGACGCCTTGATCCAGCGCCACTCGCCCTTTTCCGGGGCGTTGTCGAACCGCTTCTGCATGGCGTCGATCCGGTCCTGCGGGGCCTTCGACGCGCGCAGCTGGTCGAGGACGGGCTTGATGTCGTCCTTGCCCGGCTCCCACCGCTCGATCTCGTTCTGCTGCCGCATCCAGGGCTTCACGATCTTCTCGAGGAAGGCTTCCCGGTTCTCGGCAATGGCCTTCCGCGACCAGACCCGGGTGAAGTAATCCTCGCCCGGCTCGTTCGCGTGCTGCGCCATCATCTTCTGGACGCGCGCCAGCTCGGCCTCCATCCCGGCCCGCTTGGTCGCGTCGTTGGTGTTGCCGATCATTTCTTCCAGCCGCTTCGCGCGCCGCTGCATGGTCTGCATGCCGCTGATCACGCCGTAGCTGTCGGCCACCATCGCATACTCGTCGAGGACGCCTTTCAGGTGGGTCGCCATCGCGTCGACCTCGGCAATGCCCGAGGAGACGCCGGTGATGTGCACCCGGCTGACCATGCGCCGCCAGTCCCGCATCGGGATGGCCTTCGACCCGTCCAACCGCTTCCGCTTGAAGTCGGAGAGGTTGATGCCGAGGACGCCCGGGTTCTGCTCGAGGCCGAGATACTTCGCGTAAAGCTCCCGCTCCTTGCGATAGAGCCGGTCGACCATGCCCTGCCAGGTCTTCGCCCGGCTGTAGACCGACGGGCCGAGGGTTTCGCCCGCCCCGTCCACCCCGCGCAGGAAGCCGCCGTCGCCGGCGAGCATGTCCACCATGTCGCGCGCCCAGCTCGAGAGCGCGTTGCGGTGGATCCGCTTGTAGGGGCTGTCCATGATCCGCGCGAAGGCTTCGACCCGCGCGTCCTGCAGGATCTTGTTGTTGGCCTTGCGCCAGGTTTCCAGATGCTCGGCCGCTTCCAGCTCCGCCTCGAAGGCCGCCCGCGCCCGGGCCTCCTTGACCTCGGGCGGCTCCATGTCGTCGAGCCGCTGGCCCGCGCTGCCGAACAGCCCTTCGACCGACTGGCGGAACTCCACGTCGTCGCGCGCCCGGCTGCCCAGATCGTGCGCGGCCAGGATCGCGGCCTCCATGTCCTCCACCGTGGCGAAGGCCGAGGCGTTGACCTCGATCGGGGTGACGCGCCCACCGGGCACGCCGTCGCCCAGCTTCACGGTCCCGCCGTCCTTGTGGATCCGTTCCAGCCGCTTGCGGTCGACCTCGATCCGCCCGTCCGCCGCGATCTTCACGAAGGGGTTCGGCTCGTCCGGCCCCGCGCCGGGAACCCGCACCGACCCGTCTTCCTTGCCGAGGAAGTCGCGCATCTTGCGGGCGAAGGCTCCGACCCGCCCCAGCTCGTATTCCATCAGCTCGTTGGCGTTGGTCACGCCTTCCGGCATGTCCTTGGCCTTCACCCGCTCCGCGATGGCCCGCGCCGAGACCATGATCCGGTCGCCAATGCGCCAGACCCCGCGCCGAAGATCCTCGGGGCTGACGACCGCCAGGACCGGCTGGCCGTTCACGTCCATGACCTTGAAGGTCCGCGCCCGGGGCACGTTGCCGGGAACCGCGGCCGTCACGAAGTCGCCGTTGTCGAACGCCACGGTGGCCTTCTGGCCCTTGCCGATGTCGACCTCCACCGAGGTCTTCCCGATGCCCCGCGCGTGGGCCAGCTCGGTCGCCATCTTGTTCGCCAGCGTCCGCCGCGCCGCCGGCGTCACCGCCCCGGCCACCGCCGCCGAGAAGAGCCCGCCAAGCGCCGTCGCCATGCCGACGTTGATCAGGCTCCCCATGCCGTCCTTCTGGCTGTTGAGCGAGGCGCGGCCGGTTTCCAGCGCCAGCTCGGACGTGCCGGAGAGAAGGGCGCCCGCCGCGGCCGAGCGGATCGCGTTGATGCCCGACCGGCGCATCCCCGAGACGACGACACCGCCCGGGACCAGCATCGAGACAAGGCTGTCGGGGTTCAGCAGCCCGCCGATCAGGGGCGCGGCCCAGCCGTTGTAGACCTCGCGCCGGTAGTTGCGCGCCCGGTCGCCGTCGATCTGGCTCTTGAGGCGGGCGTAGTCGGCCGCGTTCATCGCATCGCCCAGGAACAGGATCTCGTCTTGGCTGTAGGAGCCATCCCGCACCGCTTCCGCGATGGGGTCGAAGCTCATGTCGTAATCCTGGTTGCGCTGCGCCCACCAGTTTTGCGTGGCGCGGACGAAGTAGCCGTCCGTCCACTCGTCGGCCAGCGCCCGCATCGCGCCGGTGTTCAGGTCGCCGCCCCCGCCCGCGCCGGTCCGCGTGGCGTAGTCGGCCTGCGGCAGCTGGGGAAGGTCAGGGATCTCGGCCCGGCCGCCGCCCGGCAGCGCCAGCTGGTTCCGCCGCGAGACGGCAAGGTCGACCGACCCGCGCCAGGCATAGTCCGGCCCCGACGGACCGGGGCGCAGGTCGTATTGCGCCATCTGGCCCTCGGCAATGCCGGTCCGCTGGATGCCGATGCCCGGCTCCCAGGGCGCGCCGTCCTTGGCCGAGAGGCTGACGTGGAAGCTGCCGGGATCCGCCAGCACCGTTTCCAGCGCCTCGGGGCCGGTGAAGGCGAGGCTCGGGTTCAGCCCGTCGCCGCCGTAGTAGCCGCCGCCGCGCGACACGGCCTTGCCGTTGTTGTAGACCGTGCCGAGGACCGGCAGGCTGGCCCATTCCATCGCCAGCGCGTTGCCGAACTCCTCGGTGGTCAGCTCGCCCGCCTGCCACTCCTTCAGGCCCCGGCCCTCGAGCAGGCTGACGGCAATCGCGTCCTGCGTCGTGCCGTCGAAGAGGGCGGTGGGATCCACCTTCCCGGCCTCGATCAGGCCGCGCAGCGTGTCGGGCATGACCTGCACCGCGCCCGCCGCTTCCGACTGCACCTGTCCGTCGATCTGGTCCTGCCAGTCCAGAACCTCCTGCACCGTCATTTCGGTGAGGGGCTTCGACGGGCGAAGGTGGGAGGGGACGAAGTTGCTGACCGTGTTGTAGACGGCCGGGTTGATCCCGCGTCCGCCGGCGGGCTTCGCTTCGCCCTTGAGGACGGGCATTTCCCCGCGCAGGCCCGCCTCGATCGCGGCGCGCTGGGCGGGCGTATACTGGCCGCCCTCGGCCACATAGTCCCAGCTCATGCCGCCGCCCGGGGGCGGGGTTTCCCATGCGTCCAGGTGGATCCCGCCACCCTTCATTTCCATGCCGACGCCGCCGTATTTGGACGCGGCCCAGAACTGCCCCAGCGGGGCCAGCTCGTCGCCCATGAGCTGCCGCCCGTCGGGGGCGAAGATGTGCACGTCCGCGGCCTTGCCGTGGTCATGGCGCACCGATCCCGTGCGCTGGTCGCCTTCCTGCCCGCCGCTGTAGACGCGGGCCTTGTAGCCCTCGCCGTAGACGGCCGCGACCGCCCCGGAGATCTTGTCCTCCAGGTCGGTGATCAGCGGCTTGTCGCGGATCGTCTCCTCGCCATAGGCGTATTCGATGTTGGCCGGGGCGCCGACGATGGGGTTCAGGCCGGTTTCGTGGCCGTAGATGAAGGCCAGAAGGCCCTGAACGTCCGTGGTCATTTCTTCTTCCTCAGCCGGTCCCAGAACTCGCCATCATCTTCGAGGCCCCATTCGACCGCGGCGTCCCCGGCGCGGTCGCGCTTCTTCTTCTCCTGCTCGTAGAGCTTGGCTTCCTCGGACAGGACGGTGAGCTTGTCGAACTCGGCCGACATGTTGAGCCGCGTGTCGAGCGGGATCCGCGCGCCCGTGGTGCTGATCATGAACACCCGGTAGATCGGGCGGCCCTTCGGCCCCCGGCTGTCCAGCCGCAGCTCGTAGTCGCGGCCCGCCTTGAGGAACCGCTTCTTGTTCCCGGCCTGCTTCTCGCCCGCGCGCAGGAAGTCCACGTCGATGCCCTCGCGCTGCAGGGCGATGGAGATCTCGCTGTTGGCGATCAGCTCCCAGGTGTCGGCCCGCGCCCAATCCGCGCCATCGTTCACCTCGTAGGTGAAGAGGAAGTTGGGAATGACCGCGTTCGGCGCTTCCTTGATCCACTCCTTGAGGGCGATGCCCTCGGCCCCGGCCGCGATCTGCACCTTGCCAAGCGCCTCTGTGAGGTTGCGCGCCGGCGGGGTGGAGAAGATCTTCTCCGGTGCCCACCACACGCGCCGCCCGGGGGCCGCCTCGCTTTCGACGTAGCGGTCCATGAAGCTCTGGCGCGTCTTCTCCATCGCCGCGTCGGGCGCCATGCCCGTTTCCAGGTGCAGCTTGAAGACCCGCTCGGCCTCCTGCTGCTCCTCGGCGCGGGGCTCGAGGTCGTTCGCCTCGAAGACGCCCTTGCGCACGGTGTCGCTGATGGCCTTGTCCACCGTCTCGGCGGTGATTTCCTCGCGGAACCACTGGCCAAAGAAGGTGCGGTCGCCCTGCATCCGCGCGGCGAAGTCCTGCGGGGTCCAGCGGTCGTCCTCGAGGTTGACCATCGTCTGCATCGCCGTCTCGATGCTCTCCTGGCTCGGCTCGCCCGACCCGTGCAGATCCTCGGCCAGCGAGAAGAGGGTGGTCAGCCGCTCGTCCACGATGCCGGTCAGGTCGACCGTCGTGCCGTCGGCCGTCGGCTGCTCACGCAGGTCGCGGTAGAGAAGGGCGGTCCGCCACAGGACCTCCGGGTCCGAGGACTTCGCGGCCTTGCGGAACATCATTTCCAGCGAAGCCGGGGCGAAGCCCGCTTCCTTGACCGCCTGCATCATGTTGGCCTGGGTCTGCTCGTCGGCGTAGATCCAGTCTTCCGGCTGGACCGGGCGGACCTTGCCGTCCTTGCCGCGCAGCTTCACGGACCCCGAAAGGCCCATGTCCAGGATCTCCTTCTCCTCCTTCGTGCCGGACCGATAGCCGCCCATGATTTCGCCAAGGGCAATCTGGTCGGTGGCGGCCTTGCGCTCGGCCGTCGCGCGCTCGTTGGCGATGCCCATCAGCTGCATGATGTGCTGCCCGGCCCGCGCCATCTGGTCGGGATCCGGCGCGTCCTCGCCCGGGCGGGTGAAATAGGCCGCGAGGTCGGGGCTCGACCCCGAGATAAGGGCCGCGTGGATGGCCGTCAGCTCTTCCGGCGCGGCGTTCTCGAGGTCGCCGTCGGTGATCAGGCGCGACAGCCCGACCTGGTAGAACAGATCTTCGATGGCCGCGTCCTTCTGGGCGCGGTTCATGACGGACATCGGCGTGGCCTCGATCGTCTCGACCAGCTCGGCCAGCTGCGCATCGGCCTTGGCGTTGTCGCCCAGCCGCACGTTCTCCACGATGCCGGCGAGGCCGTCCGCGATGAGCGTGCCCGTCTCGCCGCGCTTCTCCTCTTCGAGCATGACGCCCTGCCGGTAGCCGATGGTCGCCGCGTGGTCGACCAGCTGGCCGGTGCCGATTTCTTGAAACACGCCCTCATAGCCCGCGGGCACGTTCGCGGCGGCTTCCGCAAGCCAGCCCTCGGCCTCGGCAATGTAGGCTTCCGGGTCGTTGATGTTCCGGTTGGCGATCTCCGACAGGCGCATCTTCACGCTCGTCGTCATGTGGTGGATGAAGCGCGTCTCGATGGCCGCGTCATAGGTCCGCCGCGCGGCGTTGCCCATCTTGGCCGCGATGTTGTCGGGCAGGGTGGGCAGGCCGTTCGCGTCGGTGTTGAAGACGGCGGCCTTCGCCAGCGCCTTCGCCGTGTCCTCGGCCTCGACGGTCATGGCCCGGGCGTAGTCGGCCGCCTTCTGCGCCAGCATCCCGGCGGTCTGCCGGGTGACATCGGCCATCGGATCCCCGCGCGCCGCGACGGGCGAATATCCAAGACCCATTTGCGCCCGCTCGCGCTTCCGCAGGACCGGCATCAGCGGCCTCCCTTCCAGGACCTCTTGAACGCTTCCATCCGGGTCTCCCCGGTGTGGTATTCCTGATAGCTGCGCTCCGCGTCGTGGAGTGTCGAGAGGGCGCTGTTGATCCCCGAGAACATCGAGGCCCGGGCCTTGCGCTTGCCTTCCAGCCGCGCCTCCATCTGCTGCACGGTCAGGTTCATCTGCTCGACATCCGTCTCCCGGCCCACGCGCTCGAGGTTCTTCTGCATGTCCTTGACGTTGCCCTCGGCCACCGAGGCGAAGCTTTCCGCCGCGAAGCCGCTGATGGCGGCGGCGGCCACGTTCGCCTTGGCGTGTTCGCTGTAGCTGCCCCGGATCTCGGCCTCGGCATCGGACTTCCGCGCGGCCGAGAGGGTCTTCATCACGTCGAGCTGCGCCGCCTCGAAGTCGGCCACGCTCTTCGCCTCGATCGACCCGGCAATGCCGCCGGCGAAGTCCGTGCCCGCCGACAGAAAGCTCATCGCATCACACATAGCCGCCCCCTAGAAAAAGCCGTCCTGGTTCACGCCCCGGAGCCGCACCTGTCCGGGCGTGTCCGCCGTGATGGTGCAGAAGGGTTCGCGGTCCCACTTCCCGATGAAGTATTCGCGCCAGCCGTCGACCGGCGTCGGGGCGGCGAAGAGCGGGTTGTCCTGCGGCAGGAGGGCGGACTGGCCGTCGACCAGCCCGGTCTCCGTCTCGTTCCAGTCGATCAGCACGCTCACCAGCCGCTGCATCTTGCCCGACTTCGGGCCCTGCCCGGTGATGATGGTGGGCGGGTGCAGCGAAACGCTGAACGGCATCCCGTCGCCCAGGACGAAGGAGGTCAGCGGCTCGGGGATGGTGAAGGATCCGTCCCCGGCCACGGTCACGTCCGAGTAGACCCGCGCCCCGGCCTGCATCTGCACGGTGCGCCCCGCGTCGTAGGGCGCATCGAACGCGGTCGCCGCCGGGTCGGCGGTGAAGGCGGTGGCGAAGTCGACGGTGATCGGATCCTCGGTCTGCGTGTCGAACTCGAGGAGGAAGAACTGCGCCCCGCGCTGCGCCACGGCGAAGAGCCGCGACCCTACGCCCGCGAAGGAGCGGAAGGACCCGTTCTTGAGGGTCCAGCGCATGAAGCCGAAGCTGTCGTCACCGCGCGAGGAGTGCAGCACCAGCGCCGAGCCGTCGCTGGCGTTGGTGAAGATCATGTAGGGCGTGGCCTCGTTCGGCGCCCCGGCGTAGATCGTCGTTTCGTCGGGATCCTGCACCCATTCCGGCACGGCCGCCGTGAGGGGCGGGGCGGTGTATTCCTGGTCGCGGGCCTCCACCGACATTTCGCGGATGTGGTTGCCGGCGGCATCGACGAAGACGGTCCCGCCGTCGAACCGCCGCGCCACCGTGAAGGCCGCGCCGTAGTTGGTGGTCGTCACCCCGCGCGCCGTCTCCTGCGTGATCGGCGTGTTGGTGTTGCCGGGGATGTAGATCTCCGCCGTGTCCGTCAGCAGCACCAGGTCGAAGGCCGAAACGATGTGGCGGACGCGGGCCTGTTGGCCCACCCCGTAGAGCGCCACGGCGTCGGTCACGTCCCCAAAGCCGGTGTCGAAGTTGGTCGCGTTCGAGAACTGGCTCCCCCAGATCGCGTCGGGCAGGTTCGGAGTGCCGCCGAGCCACAGGCGGGTTTCGTGGAAGCAGCACGATTGCGGCCAGCCGCGCGCCTCCGACATGGCGGGCTCCTTGATGCCGAGGATCCCCGAGAACGGATAGCCCAACACGTCCGGCCCGCCGAACAGGCCGCTCTTGGTCGGAACCGAGCCGCCACCGGAGATTTCGAAGGTGTCCTCGTCGATCACCCGCAGGACGGTGTAGGCCGCCGCACCGCCCGCCGGAGCGGCCACGGTCGTCCCGTCGGTCGCCACGTTGCAGGCGTTGTCCAGCAGGTTGTCGGCCAGGTCGTCGCCAAGGTATTTCAGCCCGGTGAAGTAGACCTTATCCCCCACCTTGAAGTTGTGGCTGAACCAGCTGACCTGAACCAGCCGCGAGCTTTCGCGCAGGAGGAACGGGTCGGGATCCAGGCGCACCGCAATGTCGCGCCAGACCTTCACGGTGGCGTTCTTCGCGTCGACCACGGACAGGATTTCCAGCTCGCCGTCGAGAAGCCGCATCCGCGAGCCGACATGGGCGGCGGTGAACAGGTCCTCGCTCATCTTGAGCTTGCCGGTCCCGGCCGTCAGGTCGAAGTCGCCGGCGAGGAACCCGCCCGCGGTGGCGACATACGTGCCGTATCCGGTCGACTGGCCCGCGCTGGTGAAGATCGTCAGCTCGGCCTTGTTGGTCTTGCTGGCGAACTGGAAGAAGGGCGCGCGGAGCCGGGTGCCGTCCGAGCTGACCTCAAACTCGAAGTCCGACAGCGTGAAGGTCCCGGTCGTCGCGTTGTAGTCGAGGAACTGCGTGCGGAAGGTCTGGTCGGTGATCACCAGACGCGCGCGGTCGTAGTCGATCTGCAGGAAGCGGACGCCCTCGGCCGGCCAGGGACAGCCGGTGAAGCTCGCCCGCTCGGTCAGGGTGAGGTCGAAGATCTTTAGCTTGGTGGGCGAGAACAGGAGGATGAAGCGGGTCGTCTCGCCCGCGGCGAAGCTCCAGCTCTCGAGCCGGGTGTCCTCGGTCAGCTCGGCGCGGATGAAGGTCCCCCAGCGGCGCCAGAGGCCGCCGTCCTGCAGGACCATCGCGTTCTCGGCATCGCGCACGGAGGAGGCGTAAGCCTTGGTGTCCTTCCGGCTGCGGACGTTCTTCCCGATCCGGCCCTTGCGGAAGTCGTATTGCTCGGCATGGACCTTCGGCATCAGCGGACCCCACGGGCGCGACGGGCGCGGATGAACATCTTGGTGTCGATGCGCGACGGGCTGCGGCCCTGGGCGTCCCGGCTCTTGGCGAAGATCATCGCCTTCTCGGCCTTGGCCGCCGTCTGCGCGTCCAGCTGCTCGTTCTGCGTGATGGGCAGGCAGATGGTCGAGGCGAGGGTCAGGACGAAGGCTTGCCGGAAGTAGCCGGCCCACTGGTCGGGCACGACTGCGGCGGTGATTTCCGCCCAGATTTCGGCCGTCGAGGTCGGGCCCGTCATGGTCACGATCTTCGTGCCGAAGCGGTCGAACAGGACCTGCTGGTCGTCCTCGTAGATCGAGTGCACCGCGAGCGCCGTGCTGGTCAGCTGCCAGACGGTTTGCCACGGCGGCGGGGCGTCCTCGTTCACACGGGTCAGCTTCACCCGGTCGCGGGCGAACCGCCACGGGTAGCCCGACAGCGCGGCCTCGAGCGTGTCGTCGAAGAGCGCGTTCCCGGTGCGGGCGGCGATGGAGTTGTCAAGGAAGCTGGTGATCGGGTTGACGCCCAGAACGGCGAGGGCCGCGTTCATCACCTTGATCTTGGAGTTGGAGACGGAAAGCGGCGCGCTCATGGGATCCTCCTGATGTTGAAAGGGGGCGAGGAACACCCCGCCCCCCTTCGCTGCAAACCCCCGTCTGCCACCGGGGGATTACGTGGATCAGGCCACCGGAGCCGGCGACAGGGACGAGACGAGGAAGCAAGCTTCGTCGTCGATCACCTTCGCGCCCGCGGACATCGAGGAGACGGCCGACCATGCGGAGTAGGTGTTTTCCCAATCCCACTCGGTCGAGATCTCCTTGTTGACGCCGTGGCCGACCACCGACTTGTGCCAGGCGATGTTGTTCGCCACGTTCAGCGTGTCGAGCGCGCCGGTCGGAGCAACTTCCGCGCCCGCGCCATCGCCCAGGTAGATGTTCGGCAGCGGCATCCAGAGGACGCCCATCCAGAGCTTCGCGGACATGCCGCCCTTGAAGGGCAGCTGGTCCTGGCCGACGTAATCGGCGTTCACGAACTCGGGCACCTTCAGGAACTGCGCCCAGGCGTGCGGGTGCAGCGCGCAGAACCGCTGACCATCATCGGGAACCTCGTTCACGTTGAAGGTCGTGACCACGGACATCGCGTGTTCGTAGTCGAAGGCGTTCGCCGGGTTGCCGAGGTCGGTCGCGTTCTTGCCGGCATACATCGCGTCCAGCACGATCTGGTCGGCCTTCTTCGACAGAGCAGCGACGTGGGCGGCCTGGTGGGCCTGCTTCTCGTCGATGTTCAGCTTCAGCATGTCGAGGTCGTCGATCAGCGTCGGGACATACCAGTCGGCCATGTCGGCTTTGACCTTGGTGTGTTCCGGGTCGAGGAAGGTGTGCGGCTGGTTGCGCGACTTCTGCTGCGCGACCAGGTGGCCGAAGACCTGCCAGTAGACGGACTTCGCCATGACCGTGCCCTTGCGGGTCATGTTCATGAGGCGCGAGCCCATCTGGCGGAATTTCAGGTGAACGTCGGCGTTGTATTCTTCAACGAACGCTACGTCGATAGTCGGAGGCATAGCTCACTCTCCATAGGTTGCGATCAGGGGAACCGGGTGTTCCGTGACCGACCTGGGAGCGGGTGTTCCTATCGGGGCCGCAGGGTCGTCGTCGGGGCCGAGGGGGCGCTGGTCCAGAAGATCAGATGCCCTTGCAACATTGACTGCGCTTCGCCTTCGCGCATGTCAAACCCCAAATGTTGCAGCCATGCCACACGCTGACACAAGTGCTTGGGGACGATGTTGCCCACGATGCCGTCGAAGCGGCGGAGCGTCATGTCGAGGAAGCGGCGGCAGCCGCGCGTCATGGCGATGGGATGCTTGTCGGCCAGATCCGTTCCGAGGAACCAGATCGAGCCGACCCCTGCGAGGCGCGGGTCGCAGAAGAACCCGCCAATCGCCATCAGGTCGTTGCCCCACCACATCGACCAGGTGTTGCCAGCCGCGAAGGTGCGGCGGAGATCCCCGAGGATCGACCACTGGCCGTTGTAGCGGCCAGTCGCCTTGGCATTGAACAGGCACTCCTCCCGGTCGCTGGCACGCATGAAGCTCGCCAGCTCGTCCACGTCCCGGGCCGTCGCCGGGAGGATCACCGCCCTCATTTGCGCTTGTCAGCCGGCAGGGCCGCGTAGGCTTGCCAGTGGGCGCGGACTTCCTTGGTGTAGGCGTCGTCCGTCATCCAGCGCGGGTCCTCCTGCATCTTGCGGATCTCGTCGCGGGTGAGGACTTTCGACTGCTGCTGCCCGCCGTCCGGCGCGAAGCCGCTGTCCGCAAAGTCGGCCGCGATGGCTTCCATGAAGGCCACGCCCTCGGCCGTGGTCATGATCTTCGAGACCACCCCGAAATGCTCCTTCGGGATGTTCTGCGTCACCCAGCCGTTGACCTCCTTGATGCGGTCCTGCGCGTTGTCGCCCAGCTTCTTCAGCTCGGCGTCCGCATTGGCGACGGTCAGGCCGTGCACGTCCTTGACGAGGGCCTGGAAGGCGTCCGCGCCGACGTTGTTCTTGTGCGCCCAATCGCGCAGGGCCTTGTCGACCGCCTCGCCCGGGGCTTGGAACCCCTCGGGGTAGGCATAGGCGTCGGGCTTCTCGGGGACGCCCACCGTCTTGCCGTATTCCTTGATGGCGTCGGCCAGCACTTCCTTGCGCAGATCCTCGGTCTTCTTCGAGAACTGCCCATACATTTCGCTGTAGGCTTTCGCCTGGTCCTCGGGGGTCTTGAACTTCTCGAGGAGCCATTCCGGGCGCTGGCTCTGCTGCTGCTGTTGCTGCTGCTGCCCGCCCTTGTCGTCGTTCCCGCCCTGCGATTGCGACTGCTGCTGCTGTTGCTGCTGCTGGCCGTCGCCGCCCCCGTCGGGTTTGAAGAAGGAGCCGGACCCGGAACCATCTTCCGGGGCGCGGAGAAGCGCGGTCGAGCCCAGGAGCCGGGCGAGGAGGAGGTATTTCATGGCAGATTACCCGTTGGCTTGTTTCGTTGCGGCCTTCACCGCCCACATGGCGGCGCTTTCGACTTCGGTCTGCGCCAGCGACTTCAGGCGCCCGGCCTCGTTCCCCCGCTCGGTCTCGCGATCCGAGGGGATCTCTTCGATCAGGTCGATCAGGTCAGCCGCAGCGCGTTTGATGCGGCCCACCCGGTCGTCCGCGGAGGGATTGAAGTCGATCCCTACGCGGTATTCGCCTTTGGTTTTTCTCATGGCAGAACCTCTTGGTTAAGAAAGGAGGAGGATGATGCCGCGCATCAGCGCGACCTCGGTGCTGTCCACCTCGTTCTGCTCGATCGGGTTGCGGAGATCCTTGCAGAGATCGAGGAAGGCGAAGCGCGGCGCGTTGTCCAGGAACTCCCAGGGCACGTCGTCCCGCTTGCCCTCGGCAATGCGGAGCTGGCGGCGAGCCTCGTAGGCCACGCCCGCGGCGGCGTTCAGCGAGTAGCGCGCCACAACCTCGGGCATGGCGGCGGCGGGGGTCTTCTTCGGCATGTCAGCTCTCCTTGGCTGGTGGCTTGGAATTGCGGCGCGCGTCGAGGATCCCGAACAACCGGCGCATCCCCTCCTGCATCCGCAGCTCGGCGTCCGAGGCGCTGGGCGGCAGGACGGTGTTCAGCGTGATCGACCGGAGGTAATCCATGACCGTCTGCCCCGCGGGCGAGTTGAGCGCGGTCCGGCAGGCCCCGTTGATCTTCTCCTCGAGGTCGGCCGTGCGGATCACCCCGTCGGGCGACTGCGCCTGCCGCTCGCGCAGCTCCTTGAGCTTGCGGTCTACGATGTCGCTCATGGGGCCACCTGCGGGGCTTGGGTTCCGTTCGCGGCCGCCTGCATGTCAGCCATTTGCTGCCCGGCCTCGGTGATCGCGGCGACGACTTCGCCCGGCTTCTTGTAGAGCGCCGGGTTGACCCCGCCGCGCAGCTGGATCCAGGGCAGAAGCTTCTCGAGGTCGTATTGCGCCGCCGCCGCCTGCGGGCCGAACATGGCCGCGACGATCTGGTGGCCCTGCATCAGGGCTTGCAGCTCGCGGCCCTGCTGGGCCTGGGCCAGCGGCGAGACGGCGCGGAAGCTGATCGCGCGGCCGCCCTTGACCGGCAGCTGAATGTCGCCCCGCTTCTGCAGGATGTAGAGGACCCGACGGATGTAGGGCTGGACGAACTCGTAGAAGAGCCGCGAGAAGCCGGTCGAGGACCGATAGGCGAGATCCGCCATCCGCTCGGAAACCTCATAGGCCGTGGCCGGGGTCTTGTTCGGATCCGACAGCATGTCGTTGAACAGCGCCCGCTTGATGTTCATCCGCTGGTCGCCCAGCACCACGTCCTGCATGTTGAAGTTGCCGGTCGCGCCCTGGACCGCTTCGAGGCCCTTGGTCCCGATTTCCTTCGCGATGATCGTGCCGGGCAGGAGGTGGACCTGATCGGCGTTGACCGTCGCGTCGTTGTCGGTCTGGTAGATCCCGACGATCGACATGGCGGCGTTTTCCAGCACCAGCTCCACCATCAGGTTCGTGGTGCGGATCGCGGCCAGCGCGTTCATCAGCGGCCCGCGCCCCATGACCTCGCCCGCGGTCGTGCCCCAGCGGAACTTGATGAAAGGGTCGGATCCCAGCCCGGACAGGGGCCGGTCGACGATCACCTCCTTCTTCTCCTCGAGGACGACGATGTGGCGGCTGCGGTTGGCCGCGCCCCACTCCCGGTAGGTGTATTCGACGACGGAGATCTTGTCCTTCTTGCCGGCGAGATCCTTCGCCGTCTCGGGCTTGAGCTTCGCCCGGCGATACCGCTGCTCGACCTCGTTGGCCGGGACCTTGCAGACACGGAACAGCCCGCCGATCAGCCCGTCCGGCGCGGCCTCGAAGTAGCACTCGGTCATGGGGATGGCCTTGTGCTGAAGCGCCATGCCGCCCGTGCCTTCCTCGACCAGGAGCGTCCCGGTCGAATAGGCCATGTCGAAGAAGCTCTCCGACGCCTCCTGCATGAAGTTGGAGGCCCAGATCTCCTCGAACATGAACTTGCCGATCTCGGCCAGATCCCGGTTCACCGCCGGGATGTCGCGCGGGTCGACCATCGAGGACGCCTCGAGCTTCACGAACTCGGTGAAGGGCGGGGCCACGCCCGCCAGCATCCGGCTCACGAACTCGGTGACGGCGTTCGCCCCGGTTTCGTCGAAGATGTCCTCGGCCGTCTCAACCGGGTTGATGTTGTAGAACCGCTGGCGCCCCGGCATCGTCAGCCGGATGGCGTCGTCGTAGATCGGCTCGAACCGCTGGCGCTCGGTGCGCGCCTGGCTGAGGCGGCGGAGGATGTCTTCTGCGTCTCTGCTCATGTCACACCGGGTTGAAGAAGGAGCGCGGCGAGAAGAGCGAGCCGGCGGCCGCCTCCGGGTTCTTCGACTTGCCGACCCGGCGGCTGGAATATTCGTCTCTGCGCGCGGCCATCGCCTCGCTGTCGGACTTGGCCTTCTGCTCGTTGGCGGCCTTCTTCGCCTGAGCCGCCGCGCGCTTGCGGTCCTTCTTCGCGTCAACCGCGCCTTTCACGGCCGCACCGGCGCTGGTGACGGCGGCAGCTGCAATGAGGGAGATAGGGTCGCACATGCCATGCCTCGCAGGACTTAGTGGCTGCGACCCTTCGCTTCCCCTGCATCTTGGTCAACCCCGACGAAGACCCCCGCGGGAGAGGATCGACTGGCGGCTCATCTGCCGCCCGCTCATGCCGCCCCGGTTGAACACCGACTGCTTGATGTTCGCCTGCGTCTGGACCTTCTGGCTGTCGCCCCGGCCGATCAGCTTCTTCCCGTAGCCCATGCGGAGCATCATGTATTGCTCGCCGTCGGAGACGTGGGAGTAGATCGACTTCTTGTCGACCTCCTCGGTGTCCTTCTTGTAGCAGTAGCCGCCCTTCTTCGCCGCGACGAGGTAGGTGCAGTTGGGGCTGAGAAGGTAGGCGGGCCGCCCCTCCACCATCGTCACCAGCTGCGTCTGCACCGCGCCCTGCCGGATCGCCGGCTCGTTGGTCCACGCGGGCTGCACGTCCAGCCCCTCGGCCTTGAAGATCATGAAGGGGGTCATGCCGTCGGTCCCGACGCGCTGTTCCCCGGCCGGGTCGCCGGTCAGGATGATCTTGTGGTTCGGATACTTCGCCGTGATGTGTTCCTTCAGGAGCTTGGCGAACTGCTTTGCGTGCATGTCCCGCGTCACCAGCTCGTCGAACACGCGCACCTGGCCGTAGACATCTTGCCCGAAGGCCGCGGCCGGGGTCAGGCCGAAGTCGATGCCCACATGGATCGGCTCGTTGTCGACCGGGCCGAAGGCTTCCGGCGCGATGTGGGTCTTCTCGCTGAAATCGCGGTAGACCGGGCGGCCGGCGAAGATCCGGCCGATCTGGTTCTGCACCATGTTGCGGATCCAGTCGCGCGTCTGCCCCTGGATCAGCTCGGTGTAGTAGGCTTCGTCGGTGAAGCGGGCATTGTCCCGGTCGGGGTTCAGCCGGTAGCCGGTGAGCGTCGTGCCGTCGGGGCCGTAGACATCGAGCATCGCCGGCGGCTGGGTGAAGAACTCCCAATTCGGCGGCTTGATCAGGGTCAGGCGGTCGTCCTCGTCCATCCAGTCGGGGATCGCCGCCTCGCCCGCCATGATGGGCCACCAGTGTTCCTCGTCGGGCGCGTTGGTGTCCATGATGATGCAGGGGTTCCAGAAGCCCCCGTCGATCTTCCGGGGATACCGCCGGACCCGGCTGATGGCGGCGGTCACGATGTTGCGCGAGATCTCGCGGGCCTCGTTGATCCAGAGGAAGGAGAACTCGAAGGACAGGAGCTTCCGCACGTCCTCGTCGCGGTCCAGCGCCAGGAACCAGACTTCGCCCTCCACGTCGCCCCCGTCGGGCATCGGCACGTAGATGTCCTGCTTGAAGGGCGCCCGCCAGCGCACGGGGCCGAACACGTCCTCGGGAAGCCACTCGAGCCAGGTCTTCATCGTGGTGGTTTCGAGCTGCGGCGAGGTGTTGCGGATCACGCCCGCGCGGAACTTCCGCTTGCCGGTCCGCTCGCCGGTGAACACGCCGCGCTCGCGCTCGAGGACGGTGCGCGGATCAAAGCAGCGGTGGTTTTCCAGCATGAGCCGGAAGCTCTCGGCCACACAGCAGGCCGACTTGCCGGATCCGATGGGACCGCGAAGCCCGCGCACGAACGCGGTGCTGCGCATGAAGCGCCCGAGGGTGTCGCCGTCGGGCTCGTAGCGGAAGTGGTAGGACAACAGGCAGCTCCCTTTTCGGGGAAGCTGCGCTTCGGGTCAGCCGTCGGCAAGCGCCTGCGCATCACGGTGGCCGAGGTAGAGGCCATAGCCGATCTGGCTCGCCGGCCAGCCCAGGAACAACACCACGCCCGCGATCTTCAGCCAGCGCGCGGGGCGGGCTGCGAACCGGGCCAGGAGGAGGCCGACGACGAAGAGAAGGGCACCGAGAAGCATGGCAGGATCCTCATTGCGGGAGGATCACCTTACCCCGTTTCGCCGCGCCTTCAAGCGGGCCTGTTCGAGGATCCGGCGCTGGTCCTTCGACAGGCGGGACATCTGCTCTTTCGAGCATCCGCGCGTCACCGTGACCTCGTTCAGGTGGTTTGCCACGCACCAGAAGCCGTCCAGGTCGAAGAACCCGGGTCCGATGCGGAAAAGGCACCCCCTCGGGCTTCGGTCGAGGGGCACATTGCCCGCCAGACCCAGCCGATTGTTGGCCGTGGCGGTGTTTTGCACCCCGATGGGCCGCCCGCGGGGGTTCAGGACCTGTCCGGCGACCTCGATCTGGTCGTTTCGCTCCATCGCGGCCCGCTTTTCCGCCTCTGCGGCCTTCATCGCCTCGATCCGCGCGCGTTCCTGGGCCATCCGGTCGGGGACCGCGCCCCTCAGGCCCCGCTCGCCGCCCAAATTGGGCCGGGCAGGGTGCTGGGGAACGGGCGCCTGCGGCGCGGTGGGCTTGAAGAACGACATGTCACTCGCCGTATTGAAGCCGCAGCTCTGCCGAGAGGCGGCAATTCAAGTGATGGATCCGCCCCATGCGCTCGAAGACGTTGGCCGTCGCGGTCCAGTCGCTCGTCATGGACCCGTCCAGGTGCGTCACGACCAGCACAACTTCCTGAATTTCGCCCTCGCGCGCCATTTCCAGATACGTCTCCAGCTTCTGGATCGTGTCCGCGTTGACCGGCCGCGCCTTGCCCAGAACCTTGATGTTGCTCATGCCTTCCTCCTCGCTTCCTCGCCGCCGAACAGCCCCAGCTGCACCGGCGCCCAGCTTCCATCCGCCTTGGCCCTGTCCAGGGCCAGATCCCGACGCGCCACAGCCTCGTCCGTGTGGCGCTCGCAATGCCAGAGATACCCCCGATACCGCTGGGGAACCTCGGACCGTGGCCCCGGGAACCGGATCCCGAACGGGGCAGGGGCCTCGCAGCCCTCCACGAAACACCGCTGGCTCATGCCCGACGCTCCACCATCAGCTTGTGCTGGCCCGTGAACGAAAACTCGACCCGGCTGTCCAGCTTCCAGGGAACATTGACGCCGAACATGGCTTCGACCTCTTTCCAGAAGGCGTCCCGCTCTCGCGCCTTCATCGTTTGGAACCAGTCATAGCTGACCCGGATCCGCCGCAGCCGCAGCGTCGAAGCCTTCCTCGGCTGCAATCGCGCCGCCTTCCGCTCGCCCCGGATCGTCGCCAGATCCTCATAGCCCCAGCCGTGATCCAGCGCCGGCATCCTGTAGACCGTCGCGTCCATCGCATGTTCGCCCAGCTGATCCAGTGCCGGCATCGCAATCGCCTGAACGCACGTCGCCATCACACACCCCCAGCCGCAAGCTGCTTTCCCACCCCAATCGGAGGCCGATACCGCAGACCCCAAGGATCCCGAACAACCCCCTGATCATCCCGGAAAACCATCATCCGACGGATCGGCCCCAAAACCGCAGACATCGCAGCCGCAGAACACGTCCCAAGTAGCAAGCGCCTCATCCGTTTCTCCTGTTGCATTCCGGTAACACCCCGCAGGTTTCCCCCTGCATTTTGTCAGCGTGGGTGGGGTCGCCTGTGCCAGACCCCTCTGTTTTTCCCCGCCCCCCTCCCCGTGGGGGCATGATCGGGAAAATCCTGTCAGGACGGCTCTGGCGTGACATCTATGATGCCCTGCTGCTCCTGCGGCTTGGCCCCATTCAGACTGATGCTGATGCTGATGCCTGTCCCAGCTGGCAGCTTGCCACCCTTGGCCTGCCCATCCTCCGTGATCAGGCCAGCTCCCCGCATCAGGAGCTCGGCTGCATCGAGCTTGACCTTCTCGGACTTCGCTCCCTTGGCCAGCTTGATCACCGTCTGGAGCCCGACTGCTCCTGCGTCTGCGAGGACGATGCGAGCGGCGGCCTGCACGCCCATCCTTCCGAGCTCCGACCGTAGGAAGCCGTTGACCGTTGCTTCGCTGGAGTATCCTGCGGCTTTCGCGAGTGCGGAGCCTTTGAGGCCGTCCCTGACGTGCATGAGGACTGCGGCTGATTGGCGGCTGTCGAGACTGCGACCATCGTCGAGAGTGACGATCTGCGTCGGTTCGAGGTCATTGGACATGGCAGGATCCCGTGGCGTGTCCTGCGGTGGTTCGCTTGTTTAGCGATCAGGTCAAGGAGGACGCGACTTGGGCTGTGGTGTGTGCCGCGTCGGTGCCTCCACCGCTTGCTCTCGCGGGATGGTCCCGCTTGCCTGGGCGTCGAAGCTTGTGCGCCGCTGGCTCCCCCTAACCCCATCGTTTCCGCGCTTCTGCGCCTGACCTGTCAATTCGGTTTCTGTGCAACAGGGGGCACTCAACTGACAAGATGCTGACAGTTGGGCGATGCCTCCTGCGTCGGCCCGGGCTACTCGGGCCAAGAGGCCCCGAGCCCCCTTCAGGGTCTCGGCCATTCGGCGAGTATCCCTATCGCGCCCTTCTCCTGCACGGATGCTCTGCGGCATTGGCCTGTCGCGGGCCTCCCCCTCGGCCCGCATTGTGTCTGGCTGTTAACCGGCTCCTTCGTCGCCGGGCCAGACATTCTCTCTCTCACACGATGATCCGCCTTGCGATCATACCGGCCGACCCTAGCAAGCCCTGCTGCGTCCTGCACAGGCGTTCGGCTGGGCTTGCTGGGTCTGGCCGGTGTCCGACCTCCCGCCCGGCGTCAAGGCGGCTACGGATTTTCACCACCGCTGCGCCAGGGCCGGAGGTCTTCGCAACCGCCATCCATAAAGCTCTGCTCCATCGGCCTCTCGCGGACGAAAATCCTAAGCTTGGCTCGCCTCCTTCGTCGGCTCGGCCTTGACCCCGAACGTGAGGACCGGAGGTCGGATCGCTGCGCGGATCATCGCGTGATCAATCGGGAGCAACCGACATGACGACCTACCACTGGACCTCGGCCGAGATTGCAGAGCTGGCCGACTGCTACGCACGGGGCGAGGACCCCTTCGAGCCGGACTATGGCGACCACGACCTGCACCTGCTCGAGGACTTCGACGCCGACGACATCTTCGGAGACGGGATGCCCGACGGCTTCGCGGTCCCGATGATCCGCGGCGCTGCCGACCTCGACGACGAAATCCCCTTCTGAAAGGACAGACCATGAAGACCAAGGCCATCACCATCCGCGTGCCCGTGATCACCCTCCCGAAGGTGACGCTGCCGATCACCGTCGCGCGCAACCCCGACTTCCAGATGCCTCGGCTCCCGAAGCTGAGGCTGCCTCTGAAGATCAGCCGCAAGGCCACTGAGGAATAAGAAAAAAATGAGAAACGGGCGCTGCCGTTCGGTGGCGTCCGCGTCAAGGCAACCTGCTTGCGCAGGGGCCTTCGGCCGCCTTGACCCGGCCACCCCCGCCCAGCTGCTGGGTGGATGTTCAAAACACCAATCTGCAATCTGAAAAGGACCACATCATGACCAACGCTTCCGTCCCCTCGAACGTCCGCGACTTCGAGAAGCTCTACGACCGCGCGATCCGCGCTGACGGCGAGGTCGCCATGACCGCCGCCGAGAAGATCGTCGAGGACATCGCGGCCCGCTTCGCCGCCGCCGACGACCAGGCCGACAAGGATCTGGT